CCTATAATTCTACTACCAAGACGTAAACAAGTTTTTGTTACACGCCAGTTGTTTAGAATATTATCAGGTCTTTCCCACTTACCACTCTCATCATGCACTAGAAGATTAAGTTTTTCTCCATCGTAGCTGTTATCACCTGTATTTTTCCAATCAATAGTAGTGTCAAGTCCAACCAACTCCTCTTGCTTTTCGTTGACAGTAATCTTTTTACGCGTAAACTTACTTGCAGGTACGCGATAAGCAAGTTCAGACTTAGGTCTATCCATACCGTCTTGAATCGGCTTGAAAAAGAACGGATAGTTAATTGAGATAGGAACAACCTTATCTGTAAACATTTTTTTAGCATCAGCACCACTTTTAGATAATATACCATACCTACTATCACTTGATATAGTAGCTTGATTAACAGCCTCTGCAGAGCTCATAAATGAGAAACCACTACGTCTGTTTTTTAAATAACACATACCGTAGCATCTTTTGTCAGCTTTACACGCTTCCCAAAATATAAAGAACAGTCTGTTAGCCTCTCTAAAATCAGGGGCACCAACATCTATTTTACTCCATTGTAAATACATATAGTGACTACCTGTTATATAAGTAGGTTCACTATCGTTCATAAACCAAAAGCCTTGATCTCTACGTTTAAACTCTTCGTCTATAAAATCATACCACTGATCTTTGCTTTCTTCTGGATAATTTCTCCAGTCAAAGATGTTTTTAAGTTTGCTTAACTCTTTTGGGTATTCTATTTTTTGCCACTTGTTGTCGTGCATGTACACGTCTTGTGGTTTAGCTGGCAAGCCAATTTGCAAACCTTGAATCTCCACCACTTGTCCAATTCGCCCAGTTTTAGAGATAACCACGATATCATGTTCTTTATTGTATCCATATTTCCATAAACGTTTTTTGTTAAGTCGACTTATTGTTGTCTTCTTAACTGGTTCAACTATTTTATATAAACTTTGTTCGTAACTCAAAATATTTTCTTCTTCTTGTATACGGTTGAGTATTTCGAATGCATCAAATATAGCTAACTTTTTAGTAGCCGCGGCATTTTTCAGTCTATCAGCAGAAACATCATCATCAGTGTTAGTAATGATCTTTTCTCTAGCTACATTAATTAGCTCTTCAACCGCTCTGTGCCCAGCTTGGATTATAAGTTTCTTCGTTTCCTTGATATTCATATTTAATTGTAATATATTTAGAGTAAACTCTATATAACTTTTCTCCGTCTATTATAAACTCGTATTTAGAAAAAGGTTCAAAACCTACTACTTGACCAACTTCTAAACTACCATCAGTATATTTTACAATACCTTTTGTTTCGTGTTCTATATCTTTATTAAACTTGTCTTCAGATTTAATAGGTTGTACAAAACAAAAACCTTCTAATGGTTTCCAATTATCTTTGTTTTTATAAAGAAATATCTGGTCTTGACTTATAATAAATTTATTATCTTTAAAAAAAGATTTGCTATTTTTTTCTTTACCTCTAACATCGTACCATCTACGAAATACATTGTGATGAACTATAACTGTATCACCAACCTTTATACCTAAGCTTTCAGCATATATAGGCACGCTTAAAACTTTAGCATACCTATTAACGTATTGGTGGTTTTGTATTTCAGAGTTTATTATTAACTCTTTATTGCCAACGTTAACTGTATTTTTATATCTTGATCCTAAAGGTTCAACTATAAAATTATAAACACTTCTCATTAATACTCTAAGTTATACTCTACAGATATAGCCATATTCTTGTTAAAATCTTTCCAAGGTAAGACGTCTTTGTTTTTCTTTATGTATATAGAGTATTTATCTTCTTCTTCAAGTATATCGCAAATAACATGACCACCGTAAACTTCTTGTCCAACAGCGTAATGCATTGCGTCTATTTTATAATCTTTACCAATAGTTATTTTTCTAATTAGTTTTGTTGTTATCATCTTCATTATATTTAATTGTACCGTCTGCTAGATTTATGTCTGCAGTACCGTATTCTTTAACAAACTCTTGCTCTAACTCCTTAAGCATATTCTGCGATGAAGCAATCATGTGTAGTATAGAGTGTTTTCTTGTTTCCATAATTCCAAGATCTAACTGCATTTGATCCATAGATCTAGCTATACCTTGAAGTTTATCTAATTGTTCTTTTGTAATTTTTTCCGCACGAGGAGTTAAATCCACCTTTGGTGTTTTTCTTTTTGCCATGATTTTATTTAATTAAATTAATATTAGTCAATAGGATCTGTAAGAGATGCTGGCATAGAATCTTTACATTTATCCTTTTGATCTTGTGTTAAATTGTTATAGTAAGTGTCTGGTACACATACTAAGTATTCTGAACCTGAAACTAACAAAACTTCAGCGGTTGTTAAAGTTTTATTTTTAGGATATTCAAAATAAGTATCCATGTCACTTAATAAAGTATCGCAATCGCTTTTTGTTGAATAATAAAATTTACTCATTATAATCCATTTCTTGTTAAAATATCATTTCTAACGTTAGTTAAATCGTCACCGCTTAAAGCCGAGCTAAACAAAACAAATTCAAAAACATGACCATTTATAGTTGAATTATTGGTTCGTTGCGTAAATAATTGATCA